CCAGACACAAGGTAATCCCACATTAGGGAATGGATTTATCCCCGATGATTGGAGATGTTTAGTAATTACAGAGAGGTGGTAAATGGCAAAGATTATTATGACGGACGGCACGCGGCACGAAACTATTTACAAGCAGGTCAAGACACTGAACGCCATGACCGATGAAACGCCAGGCATATGGTCGCCTGATGTGGTGGATGCAAAGAACGCGGCCAAGAGCAACCGCCTTGTACCGTCCGTGTTTGCGGGTGTCAATACTCGTATGCAGGCAATGGCTGATCTGCCTTTCACCATCTACTCAGCGAAGGGTGATAAGGAACTGGATAACAGCGATAACTATAAAAACGTTGTCGGCTTTTTGCCTTACCCGTCTATGACATTCGCAATGACAGAAGGCGCGCTTGTTACCGCTGGCCGCGCTTATTGGTATAAAGGGACAGGCACGCGGACGGGACAGGTAAAAGAGTTAAAGTACTGGATGCCGTCAAGTGTAACGCTTGACCCAGAGACAGCGAAGAAAGGTGAAATCAACTTTAGGCGCGTTGGTGTTAATGGATTATTTCCTGCTAAAGATGTACTGTACACATGGGGGCTGGATAGTGATGTTGAGTTAGGCCCGCCGACAGTATGGCCGCTAGAGTCTGCGTTGATTGCGGCAGAGGCTAACGGGTCAATTACAAAATGGGTTGCTGATTACATGCGGCGCGGTGCTGTCAAGGCAATGTTACTTATGGTGGACGGTATGCCGCCTGCGGGTGAGGTTGACAGAATAGAGGGTTGGTTCAATCGTTTTATGGGTGGTGTGCGTGGCTTGACTTGGCGCGTGTTCAATGGTGCGGCGATCAAGCCGACCATAGTCGGGGATGGATTGGAAGCCTTGCGGGATATGACGGTGAGCAAGGAATTACGGTATGAGATACATACTGCGCTAGGCACGCGGCACTTATTGGAGGATGAAAACTATGCAACAGCGGACGCGAGGGAGCGACAGTTTGTTACACAGACAATCGTCCCCGATGCTCGGCTGATTCAATATAACTTCAATGAGCAGGTACTTCATCCGCTCGGCTATCATGTGGAGTTTGAGCCTCAACGCATGGAGATATTCCAAAAGGATGAGGCTGAACAGAGCCGCACGTTTGGCGAACTATTCAACGTGTTCAAAGAAGTATTGCCCGTTGATATTGCCTTTCAACTTACCAGTGAAAAGCTGGATTATCAATTCACAGAAGCACAACAGGCCATGATAAAAAGTGGACTAGCAGAGAAGAAAACAAAGGCGGAGGAAGTAGCAAAGCAGGTAGAGGTCAAGCCAGAACCAGAGGCCGAACCAGTACCGCCCGAAGTTGTGAAGGCGTTGACTGAGTTGGATAAGTTTGAAAAGAAAGTTACAGCGGCGGGAAAAATGGTGACATGGCACGCTGTAAGCCTTTCGGCCGATATGGTCAAGGCTATATCAAGCGGTGAGTTATCGTTCGAGGAAGCACGCGCACAGATAGCAGAGCCGCAAGTCAAAGATGATAGCGCAATCAAGGCGCTGGCCGACAGTATCAACAGAGCGGTAGAAACAGCAACGGCCTACAATGTTACAATGACAGGAGGCGTATAATGGCAGACCTTGACCAACGACCAGGTGAATTAAATATCACAACGACAACCAGTGACGATCTATCAATTGCGCTGGACTTTGACATATCCCTGACAGGCTATACATTTACGGCGTTTGTACAACACTCAGACACGACCACTGCAATCACGGTGACAAACGTTGATTTATCGGCGGGCCAAATTACTTTGAGCCTGACAAATACACAGCTTGCAACCATTGGGCAAGGTTTCCACTTCTGGTATCTTGCTTGGAACACTGGCACAGTAGACCGCCGAATATTGGCGGGTAATTTCAACATACGGGCGGCATAATGGCAGACATAAATGTAACCGTAACAACACCCTCCACAATTACAGCGACAGCGACAGACCCGAACACCGTTGCTGTGGCAGTATCCGCCGCCTCTACCGTGACAGTGACCGCCTCGGTTGGTAATGTCGGCGATATGACGAAGGCCGTCTATGACACAGATAATGACGGCGTAGTAGATAACTCCGAAGCG